CAAAAAATTTTTTCATTTTTTAAAATAACCCGGTACACCAAGTAAAGGTCTTCTATCTAAATAATTTTCTTTAGCTTTTTCAAAACTAGCATCATTATAATGTAAAAATACTTGGCAACATTCATTACCTTTAAATTCTTCTCTCCAATGCTCTAGTTCACAACCACGATATATCAACATGTCTCCTTGGTTAAGATTAATCTCAACACCTGGTTGATCGTATTGACCAGTAGGATCTAAATATATTGGATAAAGATCACCTCCTAAATTTAATGTAGTAGATATTTCACAAGAGTATTTATCTTTGTGACGAGGAAGTGTATCTCCTTTTTTATAAATTCTTGCATAAGAATAAGTTTCACTTAATTTTAAACCTGTTTGTTTTTCCATAATAGGCTTTACTTCTCTAAGTAAAGTATCCATAGCAATATCGGAATAATGAGCATAACTATTTGGAGTTTGAAAATCATCCCATGTACCAAAATATTCTGTAAATGGAGAGATATATTTTTGCTCAAATAAAAATTTTGCAACAGCCCTTTTGTTTGAAAAATATTTATAAACAAAATTAGCTAATTCAGGTGAAATTATTTTTCTAACCACTTCATATTTTTTTTCTTTAAAAGACATATTAATACCTTTCTTTTTTATTATTAGTTATTTCCAAATTATCATAGTCCCCTTCAGCCCCTAATTTTCCATCTATAAAAAAACTAGACCCCATAACAATTCTTTCTTCTTCATAATTAATAGAAGATTCATGATGTAATTGTCCTGGAAAAAAGATTATATCACCTTGTTTTAAAATTACTTTATAGGAATGTGAATTGAATACATTATGATTTTTTACATCATATTTAAAATAGTATCCATCTTGTAATATGGATCTGTTTATATTAAATATAAGTTCTGTTTTTTTAGTTTTTACATAATAAACTGAACTAATTAAATGATTAGGATGTGTATGTGAAAAATGTTTTGTTTTTCCATTTTGAATTGTTGACCAACTTTGACAAAAAGAAAAACTATTATTAACCTCTAATATATTAGAAACATAATCATCTAGACTTTCTTTAATAAAATCTTTTAATCTCTTTAATTGCTGTAATTCTAAAACATCTTCATTTTTTGATAGTTTTAAATTCTTTGTATCTAAGTGATCTTGGTATTCTATATTTTTAATAAAATTTAATTCATCATCGTTTACATAAAAACCATTTTGAATAACAAATATAGGATACCCTGCAAAAGGTATTATAAATTTATTTTTTTTATTAATTTTCATTTCTTACTTTATTATTTTTAATTAAGTTTTCAATATGTATGTTTATGTTTCCAGATATAGTTATACTATCCTCACACTCTTGAACTAAATGTTCTAAAAAACTAGGAAATATTATTATCTGTCCTTGCTTACATTTAGGTTCATAATTAACTTCAAAAAAATTTGTTTTTCTAAAAATTATTTCTGGATAAAAAGAAATCATTATTTTATCAGAAGGATTTACAAATACTGTTTTTCCTTCTTCTATTTTTTTATATATTATAAAAGAAAAATGACTATTAGGATGAATATGTTTTTCTTGATAATCTTTCTTCTCGTATCTATTTTCCCAAATATTAAGTAGTTCTATTCTACATTCAGTTCTAATATCTTTATTTATTAAATCATATATTTTATTTAAAATATATAATGCAGAATTGTCTAAAAGTTTATTTTCATAACTATGTCTAAAAGAACTATTTGTTTTAGAAAACCAAGTTTTTTCAAAACTTTTGTTTTCTAATTTAATTTTATTAACGTCTATATTTCCTATGTATATGGGAATTGAAAATAAATTAAGTTTCATATTATAAATACGGATTTCCTAAAGACCAAATAACTAAACTTTTTCTAACACCTTTTTTAATTGGATTTACTCTATGCCATACAAAAGATGGAAACACAACCAAAGATCCTTTAGGTAATATTTCTTTACATTTTATAAAATTTTTCTCACTGGGAGATTTATTTCTTAGATCGAACTCTAATTCTCCACCTTCATAATCATTAGGATCAGATAAAGAAACAGTTACAGATAATTTTCTAATTTTACCTTGAAATCCAACATTAACATCTTTGTTTTTTTCATAAGGTTTAGGCCAACTATCACAATGCCAATCATAATATTGACCTTTTTCATAAGTAGTAATCTGACAAGGTTCAGAATAGTCCCATAAAAAATTCCAACCCGCTCTTTTATTTGCTCTTTGTATATAAGGTTGTATCTCTCTATAAATCCATTGATCACTTGTCCAAACTATATTTGAATTTCTTCTTTTTAAATTTAATTCTGTTCCAGTATTATTGTGATCTATTCCAGCTTTTTCACTTTTCATTTGATTACCATATTTTACAATGTCATCACAAATTCTTTCTGGTATGGCAGATTGAAAATAATAATAGTGATATGATAAATTCATAATTTTTAATTCCAAGTTATTTTAACATTTTTAATTCTATACCAACAAGGAATTGTATATCTTACACCTTCTGTTATAGTATTAACGCCATGTATTATTTGACTTCCTTCAAAGCTTATTAATTTATTTTTTTCTGGTTTAACAATTTTATCTCCAACTGCAGTTTCTCCGCCACTAAAATTATCATTTAGATATAATATACTTGTATAAGGATGAAATGGAAAATCTCTATGTTTATCTTGAAATTCATTTTTTGGCCATTTAACTATTTCAAAATAATTAATCTCATAGTTTTTATTTATGCTTTCAATATGTTTATTTAAGATAGAATAAACATTATCCATAAGAGAATTTTTAGGCATTTTCATAAATTGAAGTACCTCTGTTTCTCTATGTTTTTTACTGTAAGAGTTATCTAAATTAAAATTTTCTTTATGAAAATTAATTAAAGAATCAGATTGTTTATCAGATATAAAATTTTTTATTTCTTTCATTACACACCACTATAACTTATTAAGAAGATGGAGGTTTATATCCTGTTAGTGCAGTTGCTTCTTCTTGTGTAAGTCCTAAATCTAATAATTTTTGATTACCACTTGCTTTTGTTGCTTCTCTAGCTTCTTGTTCTGCAATTTGTTCAGCAGTTGGAACTCTTGGATCTATAAAATTTGTACCATCATAAGTAAAACCAATTTCAACTGTGTCATCACAATCCATCCAAGTACATGAAGAATGAACTGGAAATTCAGTTTCTTTAACATCTATCACTTTGTTTTCAGAATTTAAAAGTGCTTTCATTATGCGTACTCCTCTACTACAATTATTCCATCACCACCGGCACCACCGCCTCTAATTGTTGGTGGTTGATTTGAGGATGTTCCTCCTCCGCCACCGCCATTTGAACCAGATTGAGCAGAATTTCCAACTACACCATTACCGCCGCCGCCAAAAAAACTACTTCCACCACTTCCACCTTGTATGTTACCTGGAGAACTTGAATTGTCTGCTCCTTCACCAGCTTGACCTCTTAGATTATAAGTACCACCAATACCGTTTCCACCGCTACCTCGTCCAGGTGCTGTTAAACTTCCAGCCTGATCTCCACCATTGCCACCTTCTCCTGTACAGAAAGAACCAAAAGATGAGGTACCACCTCCAATTCCATCACCATTACTTGCAGCTCCTCCTGATCCAATAGTTACAGTTTCACTTGTAATTGAAGTTGCATCTAAAATTTCAATAGCAGTTCCACCAGCGCCACCGCCGCCACCTTTTCTATTAATTTCGGCACTAGGACATCCACCGCCACCGCCACCTCCGCCAGTAACATAAACTTTAATTTTATTTATTCCAGCTGGTTTAGTGTAAGTTCCTGATGAAGTAAATACTTGAATAGATTGTAATCCACCTCCTGCTGCTGCAAAAGATAAATTTCCAGAACCATCAGTTTTTAAAAATTCGTCTGCTGAACCATCAGCATTTGGATATTTTAAACCATCTAAAACAACATTACCACTACCTTTAGGTGTTATTTTTAAATCAATATTTGTATCGTCACCTGTTGAAGAAACTTCAGGTGCGTTTCCTGCAGCTGCATTTTTAACTGTTAATTCGTTTATTGCTGATGCAGTGGTTGCAAATTTAATTTGTTCTAAATCATTTTCATCATTAATTGAATTACCATTATCAATTAAAATATTATTTCCGTTAGCATCTAAATCTGCTGCAAGTTGTGGAGATTTATCAGATGATAAATCTGTAAACGCCGTATCAACAACATTAGTACCATCTGAATAAATCATTTTAGTGCCTTTGTCAGTAGCAGACCAAGTTACTCCAGTTCCTGAAGTAGTTTTAAATGTTACTGTGTGAGCACCACTAGTTGCGTTTTCGACTATGAAAGTTTTTTCTATGCTATCTGGAATTACCACATCTTTATTTCCAGTAATAGTTCCAGTTAATTTTATTACTTGATTTTTACCATTTGATAAAGCGCCATTAGAAAAAGTTAAGGTTGCTGCTGCAGTAATTCCTATTGCATCATAACCACCAATTGCTTGTTCAAGAATAAGTAAGTTTGTGTTTGTGATTTGTCCCCAAGTTCCTGAATTTTCTCCAGTTGCTTGTACAGTTAATTTTAAATTAGCTGATGTTGAATTTGCCATATTTTTAATTCCTTATTTGTTTAAATTTACTAAAAATTAGAGTTTTTGTCAAACTCATTATGCAGCAACTTCTACCCAACCCGGTGGGTCTACTGGTGCTGTTCCAGTATCTACTTGATTCCAAATTAAGATATTTGTATTAGTTCCTAATTGCATTGTCAAGTCAAAACCTGTTAAATTAACGACTGCTGTACCTGTTACTTCTGCAATACTACCTAAATTAGCAGACATAGCTATTCCAGTTAAATCAACAGGAGTATTTAAATCAATAGTCCCTAAACCAAGACCTGCTGCTATACCTTCTCCTATAACAGTTACATCTGCATTACCTGCAACAACTGTGCCAACTGCTAAGTTAGCTGCAATACCAATACCTACAACTTCTGCATCAGGAGAAGGATCTACTGTTCCTTCATCCATTGACATAGACATCTGAATAGATGCTTGTCCCCATTCTTGTTGACTCCAACCAACTGATGCACCCCATCCTGGAGTAACTTCTGTAGTTAATTCTACAATTGTATTTGCATCTAATGTCGCTGTACCTAAATTTGCTGTTAACTGTTCTCCAGTAGGTGAAACAATTTCTGGATCAAAACTTAGAGTCATGGTCATTGCTTGACCTGTTACTTCTGCGACAAAAGAAGAAAATGCTTCCGCATCTCCTTCTGTAGCAGTTAATTCTTCACCTGTTAAATCTGCAGACGCATCTGCAGTAATAATTATTGAACCTAAATTTGAAGATAACGCAATACCAGTTACATCTGCATTTTGACCAGAAAGACCCCAAGTTTCTGTTCCCCAAGTATCAGAACCCCAACCTTGATTTATTTCCGTGTCAATTAATGGTGAACCTAAATTTGAAGATGTAGAAATCCCTGTAACGGAAAGACTTACATTATTTAAATCATTCCATTGATTAAAGCTCCAAGTCTGTGAACCCCAAGTATTTGACATAGGAAATTATCTCCTATGATTAACCTGATATTCTAAGAATTGCTGCTGCTGTTGTAAAAGCTGGAAACTGAATTGTGAAAGTTCCTGATGTCGCTGTTTTATCTGCTCCAAAATCCAAAGCACATACAGCAGCATCTGTTACAGTTGCTGAAGTGTTATAGATTAAAGCTCCTCTAGCAGTCAAAGTCACACCTGTGAAAGACCTATCAGCAAAGTCAACGATCGCAACACCTGATGCAATTGATGTACCATTATTAACTAATGCTCCACCGCCTGCAGTGTATTGACCAGAATCTCCAACTTCATTACCAGTTGTGTAAGAAGTAGTTGCTGAGTTTAGAGTAGCTGAAGAAGAATAAAGAGCGATTTTAAACTTGTCACCAGTCGTTTGCGTGAAGTCATGATCAGCTTCCAATAATTCTTTTTTAAAAGAATTTGCAAGTGCTTGTGTTATAGCCATAGTTTATCTCCTTATTATTTTCCGCCGACTCGAGGAACACCTGATTGATATTCATCTCGTCTTCGTCTTCCCATTTGTTCAATAGAGAAGCCTTCTACCACTTGTTTATACTTTCCTTCGTATAATTGCAAGAGATCATTTGGCCCCTTTAAAAAAGAAAATGCTTCAACTAAGCATGCATATAATAATCCGTTGGGAAATTTCTGACTAATATATGTAGTAGTATTTGTACTCGATAAACCTGGATCTTTCAAGATATAATTTAACTGAATTGTGTAATTGGCATCTGGAGTAGGAGCCACTACAATTTTTTCTTCGTCCCACAGACTATAGTATTTTGGAACACCTGTTGCTCCTGTTGAATTATACTCTGACATATAACTAGTGTCTCTATATTCTAGAAATTCTCTATTATCAGCAGAACTTACACCGTCAGAATCTACTATTTGAGCTGATCTAACAACCAATAAATTATCTGGAACTGTTATAAATCTACTTGAAGCAGCTAAAAGAGCTGTAGCATATCTTCTGTTATTATCAGAATCGACATCTCTTA